ATCAAAGTCTGTTAGTGCCATTATTTTTCAATTGTTGCTAATGAACCAAATAATTCAGGTGCAGTTGCAGCACTTGGAATAAACATTAGTGCTAAACAAGCATTAGGGTCAATAACGGGAATACCGGGCAATCCTGTTGTGTAATCTCTCCACCCCATTGTACCAGCTGCACCAACTGGAATCCATGCCAAAGGTTGAGCAATGGTTATACCAAAGTTACCTGCAGTCCCCGTAGTAGCGGTTAATTGTATTTGCTCTATTGCTTGTATTCCACTATCTCCTGCGGCTAAAGGTATTCTTTGCATTCTTGTAACCTCACGGAAACCCGTTGCACCTATATTAATAGTTGATGTTCTTGAACCTGTACCTGCTTGATTGGTGTAGGTCATTGTAAGGGTTGTAGATGCTGTTCCTATTATTGTGTAAATCTCATAAAATGCGATGTTACCTGCGCCCCCTGTATTACGAGTAAGGGCGGGAGTTGGTGTTGAGCCTTGAATAGTTTGAGCTGCGGTTGAAATTCCCGAAAGTCCGCCCTCGTGAAATAACCTATCGTACAATAAATACACGCCCGCAGTTAATGGAGTAATAGATGCCCCTATTAAGTGTTTATCTCTGCCCCCACCTGCGGCAGTAAAAGGAATTGCACCATTAGTTGATTTAGTAGGTATATCGCCTACTGTTGGTACATCCCCCTTTGCAGGCATACCATCATAAGTCCATAAAGAACAACCTCTACCTGATACAGGTGCTGTTGCCGCAACACCTGCTACTCTTGGCACTTTGTGAAAAAAGATATTTTCAGGAGTACCACTATTGCCGCCTGTTTGTCGATTTATTAAATCGGATAAGTCAGTTATTGCTGCCATGTTATTTTAATTAATAATTTTATAAATACTGTAAATAAATATCTCCATCAGAACCGCCTACAGGTGCAGCCGTTCCACTTGTTATTGCTTTTTGTTTGCTATTGAATGTACTCCAATCTGATGAATTTAATGCTCCTCTATTAGCTGCTGATGCCGTTGGTACATTTAAAGTTATTACAGGTGTTGTAGTTGAATTTGCTACCGTACTACTTAAATCAGTGCCACTTGTACCTAAAGTCAGAGCTGCAACAGATGTTACTGTTCCACTACCTCCACCGCCTCCAACTCCGCCTGCTAGAAATTCTAATCTACTTAAATAAGCATCTTCAATGTAAACCCCAATATCGGGAGTGCCTGACGAAACAACTGTATAAAACTTAATGACTAATCTATCCGTACTCAACAAAGTAATTATAGACGGGTTGTATATCTCTAATTCGTAATCATCAATACTCAAAGTGATATTTGTCGAAGTCACTGGAGTTGTCGCTAATAGCGTTTCAGTCCCTGCTAAGTTACGTTTGTACACTTCGGCAAAGATTGTCGCATTACCCCCGTTTGTTCTCTTAGCGTGAAAGTGAGTTTTAAAGACTCCCGTAGGAATAAATAGAGTGCCTGGACTTGATGGCTCAGTCACAAAAGTAGCTAACAAAGTAGTCCCCGAACAATTCGCAACCGTTACATCTTGACTGCCTCCCGTTGATGGGCTTGTGAGCATTTTATAGTAACCTCCTATATCGCTCGCAGTCTTAAAGAAGAACAAGTTTAAATCTGCAAATTGATTTGTCGCAAATTCTATTTGATTGTTTGTCGCATTATAAGTCCATACTTGCCCGTTGATAGGACTGCCGACTAATACTTTGATATTGTCGATGTATTGTACTCCACTTTCAGCGATGGTCAAACCACTTGTGTTAATCAAAACAACATCGGTGATACCGGGCAAGATTACGTTGTTATCGCCTTGAATTAAAATGTTAGCGTTATCCCCTCCTAAGTTATTCCCGTTACCCGTTATTACTAAACCATTTGTGTTATCATTTATGACATTGCCTCCCGTTGCAAGGATGCCCTTTTTAATTACATTGCGTGTAGTGTTATACCCTCCGTCCTTTTCTCCTTGCCCGTTACCTCCACTTGATTGTAAGATAGTAGGAACAAACGCATCTTGATAAGCAAATTTTAAAAGTTTACATAGTGTTGTAGAGTTTCCGTTCGGGTCATAATCTTGAACCGTTAATAATCGGTAAGCGTTATCCTTTACCCAGTATGTTTTTCTAAAGTCTAAGTTTGCAATGTCATTAGGTCTAAGCTTAAACCAAGCCTCTACTAATTTACTATCCTTATTGCCTATTTGTTCCCATTGGCTCTTATGGAATTGGTTGTATAAATTATTGTCCGTTGTGGTTACTCCCGAACTTTGAGGGGTTAGGTAATAATAAAAGTCTTGAACATCAAAAGCTAAATCATAGTTAGGAGAGTTTAAGTCATCGACGTGTCCTGCATACGGATAAGTACTATAATCGGTAGCCGTTGTATTATTAAAGTTCCAATATCTCAGCTTCCCTGACTTCATGCCTCCAAAGTAAGCGATAATCGGTTTAGGCGATTTCTCTTGCGTTTCCCCATCAAAGATGGTTCTCATTACTACGTTCTTATCGTCATCAGGTTGTAAGGGGATTAAACAAAAGGGTATTTCTACTTTTTTAGTCTCTTTTACAAACTCGTTATCAAATATTAAATCCCTATACCCAAAGTTAAAACTTGTGGCTTGTTTAAAGTCCCTATTCAAGTCATCGCCATTCTCAGTATAAGTAAATACTAACTCTTTGTTTTCAAGTAGTCCTTGAGGCTTAATTGTAAAGTCTTTAGACGTGTCTAAAAGTTCAGTCCAATCAACTATATCATCGGTGTAATAAGTATCTCTCGGTTCAATTACAACCCCCGTTTCATAAATCGGACTCATGTAAAGATTAAACATCTTAATTATTGCCATTAAGAAATCCGTTTGTTTCATGTTCGGCAGGATTCTCGCAATTGGGAATGTTTGACCGTATTCTATTTGACCATCTACATATTGAGTGTAGCTATTTGTAAATGAACTTATAAATCCAACATTCCCACCAAGTGTACTATTGTCTATTGTGCCTCCCGTTGCCCCTAAAAAAAAATTACCTACACAAAATCTAACTTCATCCCCTGCGAATAATTCAGCTGAGTTCACCGTTATTCTAAAACTTTGTGTTGTAGTTGAATATCCAGCTATAACTAAATGTGCCTCTTCTATTATTCTATAATCAGTCCCTCGTTTACGAATAGCGTAAATGTATAACCTACCTAATGGCCCAGTAGTATTAACAACGTTTAAAGCTGCCTCTACTTCAAAGTTAGTATAACCTGAAATTAGTTTAGTGAATGTTCCAGTAGTCGCATTGTATTGACCTAAAGGGTCTAATCCCGTTATGTTATATTGAAATGCATTTGCATAGATTAAACTTAAATTCCCTGCATTTGCAGTTGATACTATTGATATGGTTTGAGTTGTTGACCTTGTCGCAGTCACAATACTGGCAGCCTTTTCGCCTTCATTCATTTTGAACTTAGCTACGTCACATTGAATGATTAACTTTTGGAATTGTGCCGTATTAAAGAAACTTGCAACCTCTAAGGGTACTTCAGCCTCTTCAAAGATAGCGTTAACTATATGCCCGACATAAATAAAAGGTTTAAAACTATTGTAGTTGTGACTTATAACCGTAGAAGCATCTCCATTGAAACCGAACTTATCCAACCCCACATCGACCATAGGGTAAGTAAGTTTAATTGTCGGGTCAAAGGTTGCAGTCCAACTATTTACTATTTCAGTATCGTTCCACGTTGCCGTTCCTAAACTGGTAAGGTCGTTTAATGTCTTATCGGTTAGCCTTGAAAAGATGTCTATATTCTTTCCGTAGATAGTTATCGAGTAGGTTACTTGGTCATTGTTTAAAACCTTAATCTCGTTAAGCTGACAGTAACCACTTATTTGTTGTAAAGTGTCTTGATAGTAAATACAAGTTGCCTTTTTGCTTGGGTTGAAATCGGGGTTGAGTTGGTCTGAGTTTCTTATACTAAAGGAAACATCAAACAAAGACTTAAAAACAAAATCGTTCAACTTGCTGCCAGGTATGTCGACTGACTTGCTAAAGTCTGATTGACGTTTGCTTGGGTCATCTATGTTGTAGACTTCCTTAGTGATGTTGATGTCTATGTCTTCAATGGTGTCAATTGAATATCCACCTATTACGAGTTCGTTACGCCTCATAGTCTTTGTCTTTTAGTGTCTGCACTCAATTCCACTTCCATAGTCACATTAAATAGTTTTTCTTTGATTGTACTCTTAGCCTGGTATTCAGTTGTTAAAATGTTGACCGCTACAAACTGCCCTCCGATTATCATATAAATCAAAGGCGATTGAACCAACTCCTTAAGCCAAAGACTTGTTTCGCTATTCACATAACCACTATTCAAAGTATATTTTTGTTTACTTGAATTAAAGAAGTTACTCCTTTCGTGTGAGTAAGTATTAAAGGTAATCCCTGAACTTGTTCTCGTCCCTTGTAAACGATTATAGTTAGAACTTTGTACGGTTATGTTGTCATCTGCTATTTGAGTAAAGTTAAACGCATCCATTCTGCCCAAAGGATTGAGCCAAAATAATCGATTGTAATTACCATCACGTGTGCATTCACGGTCTATTTTAAATGTTAAAGTATTTGAAACTATTGTAGGCGTGTTGTTTTCAAAACTAATCTCATACTTAGCAACTGAATCAGCAATCATAGGTTGAGCCGAACCCGAAGCCACAGTCCATGAGTTTAAGTTTGCAGGGCCAACCAAGACACTTAAGAAGTGTTCCTTATCCGTTGTGTCAGCTACCCAAGCATTAGCAAAGGTTGAACTCTTTAAAAGCGTTCCACTGTCATCATAAGTTTTAACCCTCATATGGTCAGTCCCATTGGTCGCATAGTTTAAAAATCCTAACTCGTAACTATCCCCGACTCTTATATCAATGGTCGATGGTTGATTAGTTAAGAATGTGCCAAAGGTTGTAGGAATGCCTTTATAAACCAAGTCATCAATAGGGCTGTTAATTTGTTTCAGGTAAGTCTGAGCCGAATTAATTGCATAAATGTAAGTACTCTCAGCACTGGCATAACCACTGACAACCGCTCCGTATTCCTCCCGTATGTTTATCTTAAACTTTTTGTAGACATTCACACCCGTTTTAAAACCAACTGAACCTGCAATCAAATTAGTCATGTCATAACTCAAATAGTTCTCAATGATTCTATGAGCATCTAAGTCAACCGTTCCATCAGCATAATAGGCAGGTTTTCTAAGTTCAGTGATTACATTAGCTGAAGCATCTAAGACTTGAATCCTATATCTAAAGTTCGTTTGAGTAGTTTGTGAACTCGAAGCTAAATAAATTATCGGGTCAAAACCACTAACAAATAAGTCAGGTTGTTGAATAAATGTAACTGCCATTATCTATATTATATTATTTAATGGCAAAAATACCTACATAGCAAAAAAGGTAGACATTTCTGCCTACCATTTTAATGAACCATTTATGACAAAAGGTCTTTAACTTCTTTGCTTGATTGCCAATTTAAGGCAATATTTTAATTCATATAATTCTATGTATTACTATTGCTTTTTTGCACTTACCTAATATTTTTGTTTGCTCTGAATTGGAATAGTAAATTTTACCTACTATTTTTTTTTCCGCTTCATTTTCATTTTCGGCTTCAATTATATCTATTATAAAATGTTCCTTACTATTTAAACTATTGAATACTGATACTAAAAAATTTGTCATAATGTTTTTCTTAATTGTATGGTACAAAGATAATGCTATTATCCATACTTGCAACCTTTAAAGTGTAAATATTTATAACTTTCTGAAAATCAATTATATTATTTTATCGTCATCCTCTTTTGGCTTTCTCCAACCAAGTATTATTCTTGAACCTATAACACCTATGATAATGCCAAATACATAACTAAATATATCCATATCTTATTTTTTAAATTCGGTTATCAATCTAAACTCTACCTCTTGGCCTATTATCAAACTTAGTTTGTTAGTTAGTTCGTTGTAACTTTCATCGTTAAATGTGTCTGAATAAAACCGTGTGCCATCAATACCCTTTAGTTTGATTGCATCGGCCATAGCAGAAGCCATTTGGAAACTACTGACTACAACATCAGACGCACTTTGATTCTTACTTGTTCTTGCTTGAATACCTTTTCTTGCTATGAAGTCCTGCAAGTTAGTAATCATTTCAGGGGGTGTAGATGTGTTCTTGAATGCGAAAGCACTCGGATAGTCTTTATTAGTGTAGGTTTTTGTAGGGACTCCGACTGCCGAACTATTAACCAACCCCTTTACACCTAAATCTATAAACATCCAGTAATCATTAAGGTCTATTGCCATTGTCACAACACCCCCTTTAATTGTGGGTGCATTAGCGTGGATGCTCTCAGCTAATCTACTCTCGGTCTTCTTATGCTTAAGACGTTCTCTTAATAGCTTACGCATACTCTCAGCGTTTTCGTTGCCCCATTCTAAAAGGACATCGGCACACTTGTCTAATATTTCATCACTTATTTTCATTTTGAATGTAATCTAATTCTATACTTAGTTTACTTTGGGTGTATAAATGTAAACTAAAAAACATTTATTTCTTTGGTTGGTTATCAGCTTTGTCTTTTAAATAGCATAGATGGTTTAAGAAGTCATAAGCGTTCATTTTAAAATAGTAGTTGAACTTTGACCTATCTTCTTTAGCAAAGAGCTTATCGATTGTAGCATACCAAGACCACTTAGCAGAGAACCAATCCGACTCGGTTTCTTCTTCCTCCGTTTCCTTTTCTTTGTTAAAGAGGACTGGATACCCTCCGATAATTTCACTAAAAGAAGTGCAAAAAAAAACCCTATCGGATAAGCCACGTCCACGTCTAAGTTAAGTTGAAACAACTCTGCCCTCCGATTAAACTCAGTCATCTGAACATCCTCATCTTTCTCCTTATAGCACATAGTCGCTAAGATTAAATGCAGGTTGTCTACAATAGCTTCTTTCTCCTTTGTCAAACTTGACATAGAGATAAACTGCTCAGTATTCCAATCGGTTAAGTATTGATTTACAAAGAACTTTTCGCCTTTAACTTCAAACTCAGTAACCCAAGCATCAGGGAATGTACTAATGTCGGGAATGGTTACACTCTCTTGCTCCTTTAGGAAGTCAGTCCATTTCATCCGTTTATATTCGGATATAGGTTTGCCCGTGAGAACCGAAAGGACATTGTATGCCGTTCTAATCTCATTGTTGTCGCCTAACTTAATGGCGTTGTATAACTCTTGGTATGTTTTAATATTCATCGTATGCGGTATGTGCCAAGTCCTGGCTGTTGTATAATGTGAGTGAATCCGTATCGCATTGCATCCATTAAGTGGTTGTGTATTTCAATTGGTTCTCCCGTTGGTTTATTGTTCCTATCGGTTGCCCAAACATAACTCCTTAATTCTTTGATAAGGTTTGTTGAGTGTTTAGTGACTAATAAGTTTTGTTGCTGAATTAACTGTATTCCGTGTAGTATTGAATCCTTGCCTTTTAAAGCCCCCATACATTTAAGCCCGTAGCTTTGTAGTTCTGCTATTGACTTCGGTTCTGCACTGTCACAAATTACCATTGTCGGCTCATTGCGTATCATATCGAATATGTTCTTATTGCTCAGTTCCTTTTGGTATATCAACTCATGCAGGATAAATGAATCATTGTATTTGTAAATGCCAATACAAGCCGTCGGGTCAACTGAATAACCAAAGTCTAACCCTATTCCTAAAAGTCTTGCATCATTCGGGATGGTGTCTATTTGTTGCCAATTAGAGAAGATAGTACCTTGCACCGAACCTAACTGACCTAAACCATAAACCTTATACCAGTTCTCCCAATAGTTTGAGGTTTTGCCTTTCTCCTTTGCCTTTTCAATTTCATTTATGATAGCTTCGTTTAAAGCTTCATTATCTTTATAGGTTATGATTATAAAGTCTGAGTCGGGTTCATTCATCAATTCAGTATGCGCCCAAAATTCTGCAGATGGATTATAGTCTAACCAAATCTCTTTATTTGTTCTTATGCTTAACTGATGGTAGGTTTCAAAATGTAGGTTATTACACTCATTGATATAAAGAACATCACGCCTCGCTCCCCTAATCTTATTCTCTTGGTCTGCCGAGAAGAACTCAATATAAGAGCCGTTTGCAAAGGTGTACGTTAATAAAGTCTTGTTCCAATTGGATTCATTCATCCGATTAGTCCACATCATTAATTTTAAGAAGTCTTTGATACAACCCCTGCGCAAATGTGGTATCGTTTCACTAACTACACTTATCTCAAGGTTACTATTCTTTGTTGCGGTGTCGATTAGTATTGCCAGTATGCCATACGTTTTCCCTGCACTGCTTGAGCCTTGAACTATCTTAGTTCTTTTCTTTAGTTTCCTAAGTTTATTTATTGCAGTAGTACGGATAAACATTTTGTTTAACTTTTATTCGCTTTTTTTTGTCTTGGTACGGTGTAAGGTTGGCACTCGTTTAATGAGTATCAATTAATTAACACACTTTTTGTTTAATCTTTTATACTTCGTCAGGGAATAAAGGTTGTTCTTTGATGGTTGTTTCTTGCTTTTCAACCAATCCATTTAGCCTTTGAGTGATTGAAGCGTTGTATTGACCAACCATGCCCCCCTCGATTTGGTCTTGGCGAATCTTTTCACGTATGCACGTGCAGACTTCCAAGTATTCTTTATAAACATTATCTGAATTTGTAAAATACTGATGTATAACTCCCACTAAATCATAGCAATATAATTTAAACCCCTCAAATGTTAAAGGTCTTTCTAAAGGTTCTCTGACCATGTCTCCGTCCCTCCCTACAAATTGTACTTTGTATCTTGGGTTTTCTTTGGTTTGTTTGCTATACGCTAAGAATAGTTCCCACATCTTCTCAGGTGTTTCTATGTTTCTTGGATGTCCTGCCATATTATTTTTGTCTTATTATGTCTAAGTAAAGGTAAAATAGTCTATTGTCGGTTGTGAAGT